GCAGGTATGCTTACTGATGACGCAGCAGAGTTGAAGAATGTCTATAAGAACATCTTGGATATTTCCAACGTCTATGACAAGATATATGTTACTCAGAAGCGTATATCGGACCTAAAAGGTGCCAAGACTCTTACAGCAGATGAGAAGAAAGGCCTTAAAGAAATGAGCAAGGAACTTGAGAATGTGCGCAAGGAGTTTGCTGCCATCCTCAAAAACCCCGACAGGGCCACCTCAAGGGGTGAGGCTCAGTTTGAAAAGACACGCCTAAACATTGAACTGATGCTTAAGGACACCCTTCGCTATGTTGACAACATTGAGGCTAAGGAACGTGCCGAGGCTCAGAATGCAATCAACGAGTCAAAGCGTATTGATGACCTCAAGGCAAAGTATTATGAACTGCAGCGTTACCGCAAGCAGTTGTCTGATGCCATTGTAGGTGCTGCTCCTGGTACCGATATTTCAAACTCTGTCAGCCTTATCAACAGCATATCCGCGAGAATGTCAGCCGTTAAGCGTGCTGAGCGCAATGGTGGTGGTATGCCTATGAGTGCATCAGGTCCCGACTATGAAGAGTTCCTGAGACGTGTCAAGACTGAAATGAACGGACTGACAAGTGCCACCAACGACTATAACAACAGACTGGAAACCAACAAGCAGATACAGTCTGCATTGAACAAGCTTAGTGCAGACGCTATCAGTCAGCAGAAGATTGCTGGCATCCGCAAGCAGGCCGTTGAGTACGCAGCTCTTGGCAAAAAGATACAGGAGATACAGAACTTGGCTCATAATGTTAGCTATGAGAACGGCCTTCTGATGTCTGGACGTCTCACTTCACCCACATGGACGAGGGAGAAAGTTACGGAAGAGCTGAACGCCATTCAATGCAGATATAATGAAGCCCTTGCAGCAGGTAAGCAACGAGAGCTTGATGATGCAGCAGCCAAGAATCAGCGTGCCAATGCTGCCAAGAAAGCCGCAGATGCCGTAGGTATGCTGGCACACGTCAACGAGGGCCTTATCTCTTCGTACAATCGCATAGCCGAGGCTGGGAATAGAGCCAACAGAATCACCATACAGCTACAGAATCAGATTGGTGCATACGCAGGCCTGTATGGATTGGAACGTATTCTAAAGAGCGTTATTACTATTGGCGGTCAGTTTGAGTTCCAGCATATCGCATTACAGAATATTCTTGGTGACGTAGAACAGGCAAATACCCTGTATATGCAGTTGCAGGATTTGGCTATTGAGTCACCGAAAACCTTCATGGAATTGACAGCCTACACCAAGCAGCTGTCAGCTTATCAAATACCATACAAGGAACTGTTTGACACAACCAAACGACTTGCAGACATTTCTACAGGTCTTGGCGTTGACATGAATCGCCTTATCCTTGCCTATGGTCAGGTAAGAAGTGCGGCCGTGTTGAGAGGACAGGAATTGCGTCAGTTTACTGAGGCAGGTATTCCCATGGTGCAGGCATTAGCTGAGAAATTCTCCGAGCTTAATGGTAGAATGGTAACCACTGGCGAGGTATTTGAGCTTATCTCAAAGCGTGCTGTTCCTTTCAAGATGGTGCAGGAAGTTCTTTGGGATATGACAAATGAGGGCGGTCAGTTCTTTGATATGCAATCAAAACTTGCCGACACTTTGTATGGTAAATATCAGAAGCTACAGGACTCCTGGCAGATTATGTTAGGACGAATTGCTGATGGTGAAAGCATGATGGGTAAGGGGCTGAAAGGTCTTCTTGAGATCATTGTTAGTGTTGTTTCTGCAGCCGACACACTTATGCCGATGCTAAGCGGAATAGGTCTTGCTAAATTAGGCAAATACTTTACCTCCGGAATAACAGAAAGCATGAGTAGAGCTAACGGAAACTTTGCCATCGAGAATATGAAGCTTGCAAAGCAGAGAGAGGCAGAACGTCTTGAAAGAGAACGTCTTTGGTATGGCAGGCAGCTGAACGCAGAAGAGCAGAAGCTTGTACAGACAAAGAACAGACTTGTTAGTTCTGACTACGCCATTCTTGCGGCAGAGAATCAGATTTCTGAGAGAAAAGCATACCAGCTCATGATGTCCGGACAGCTTGAAAAGAGTGACTTCTACCGTCTGCTACAGATGAAGGGCTACACAAGACAACAGCGAGTGGCTATTGCGAATGCCACACAGCTGAACGCACTCAACATGCTCCAAGGTGGTCAAAATATGTGGTCAAAGATGGGCAAGGGCGCTCTCGGTTTTGTTGGAGGTTGGACTGGCGTAGCCTTTGCTGCAATAGGTGGTATTGTAGCCCTCTATGATCGTGCATCCGAACAGGCTAAGCGTGCTGGCCAGTTGGCTGAGTCAGCAACCAACTCCATGCTTGATAACTTGAATACTGCCAACACTCTTTATAATACACTAACAAAAGAGCGTCCGTCAACTACAGACGATATGAGTTCTGCTATTGAGCGCATGACCAATGCTCTCAAGAATAGTGGCAATTATAGCGAAGAAATTGACAAGCAGATTCAAGGCACAGACAGTCTGACAGAAAAATATCGAGTTCTCTTTGGCGAGCTGGAACGAGTTGCTAACGAATACCTCGTCATGAAGGATAATGTACAGGCGTATATTGCCGCTGCTAACAAAAGCGGAGAAGGCAACTGGTTTACTCAACTCTTCAACGATAATATGGCAGAAGACCTTGCTGATTGGAGCAAAGCCAACGTAGCAAAGAATGTTGCCAAAAAGGGTGTTGACAGACTGAGTGCAGCCATGAAGGTGCAACTCGAACTGTTCTACAAAGAAATAGGAGCGTGGAATGAGGAAAAAATGTCTTCGCTTGACTGGAAGTCACTATATGATGGACTAACTGGTGTTGGCCGTGACAATTTTAAGAATTTCCTTAATGCTCGCAGACAGACAGATTTTGACGATGAAGTATATGAGTCTATAAAGAAGTACGGCAACGCTCTCGACGCTCTTAAGAACAAAGAAGCAGAAGTCGATGCTCAAATGCAAGAGTATGCCGACCATATTTCTATTGCCCTTGACGAAACTCTGAAAGCTCAGGGCCTAAATCCTGCAACTATTGCCGAATGGGACAACGAAGGATTGATAAAGTTCCGTAATTCTGTCAATGATGTGCTCAACAGCTACGAATTGGACGGTGAAACAAAAGAGCGTTTCCGTGACAAGTTATATAGCCAGCTGCTTAGTGAACCTATGGTTATCAAGATCAAAGCTTTGCCTTCTATAGAAGAGCAGGACCTTGCACCATGGCAGCAGGATTTGAAGAATTATTTCGATAATAACAAGATAAGGATAACCGTTGATGCCCAGAGTTCTTTGGAGAAGGTGGAAAAAGACCTTCAAAACAAGCATAAAGAAATGCAGGAATCCATGGAGCGAAATGGTAAGATTCTTATCAAGTTCGGCTTTGACCTCAGTAGTCTTCCAAAAGATATTGAAAGTGGTTTATCTCCACTTGCTCCCGAATGGAGAAACTATATTAGTAAAGTGCTCCAGGATTACAACAATGATAAGACTGAGGACGCAAAGATTGTGCAGGCCGGACAAGACCTTGGGCTGAATATCAACAAGAAAAAGACTACTGGAGGAAGCGGTACCAAGAGAGACAAGGCCCTCGAAGCCCTCAAGAATCGTGTTGACCTCTATAAGAAGTTCTATTCTGAGTTAGAGAATGCTACCAAGATATACGGCTCAGATGCTCTTGACTATCTGAAAGATAAAGGCTTTGCAGAAGTCTTTGGCTGGAACCTTGGTGATGTCACAAACTATAGCCAGAGCCTCGACGATCTAACAAAGGGATTCAAGGCCAATACTGAGGCGAGAAAGAAGTTTGTCAGTTCCGTTGACGCAGATAAGGTTTCCAATCAGCGTAAAGCCGATGCAGATGCCATCAGCAAAATCAATAGTGAACTGAAAACTCAGCTGAGTATGCTCGGTGAGCAGTACGACACCTATAAGCGAATCTATCAGCTGACCGGCAACAAGGAAGGTGCCATGAATCTTGCTTTTGGTGGTAGTATTCAGAGTGCAACCTATAAAGATGAATTGATACGCCAGATGCGTGAAGCACTTGCGGCAAAGCCACAAGGAACAATGACGGCAGAAGATGTGTTCGCTATGGATAAGAACACCTTCGCCAAGACGTTCGGTGAGAACAGCAAGATATTCTCTGAACTGTATGAGGCTTATGCTGCCAACGAGAAAAAGATAAAGCAAGAGACCTTGCAGCTGTTGGAAGAGACAGTTAGCAAGAATCGTACCCTTGCCCAGCAGATAGATGATGAAAACCGTCGCTATGAGCGTCAACTGGAACTTATCAAGCAGATAAAAGACCCATCCTTGCGTCAGCAGGCAGAACAAGGAGCTACCCAGGAGCATAACGAGAAGGTTGCCCACTTGCAGTTTGAGCAGTTTAAGGCCAATACTGATTGGGTGAAGATTTTCGATGACCTTGACAGAGTGACCACTGAGACACTGAGAGACTTGATGAATGCCACTGAGCAGTTTGGTCATACCGCAGGACTTAGTGTTGAGGACGTGAAGGCATTGGAGAATGCCATTGCCAAGATGCGAAATGAGCTGGCAAACCGCAATCCATTCTTCGCCATGAGTGATGCCCTGAGCCGCATGAATATTCTCAGTAGAGCAGAAAAAACACATGCAGATGGTGATATTGCCGGTACAGAATTAGGAAAAGTACTTGGTGTTAGTCCAAACACTAAAGTCACCAAGAAGCAAATCAAGGATGCCAAGAAGGCTGCAGGTTCAGACTTCACAAAGGGAGTTGAGGGTCTGAGAAATAAGTTTGATGCACTTGCTGGTGCTCTCGATCCTGTCATCAAGCTCTTTGATGAATTAGGAATGAAAGAGGTTGGGCAGATATTTGGCGCAGCACAAGGTGCTCTTAGCGGAGCAGCAGCTGGCTCGGCTGCATTCTCTGCCCTTGGCATTGCCGGTCCTTGGGGGGCTGTTGTAGGGGGAGGATTGAGTTTGTTATCTTCTGGTATCAGTGCTCTCTTTGGTGGTCACGATGAAGCACTTGAAGAGGAAATCAAAGCCTCTAAGCGCAGACAAAAGGAGATGGAAAACCTAACGAAGAATCTTGAGACCGTTCTCGAGCACACGTTGGGTAGTCTCTACGTTGCCAAGGCTGACGATGAAATAAAATATAAGATGCGCGAATACGGAGGTATGTACGAGACTCGAAAGGCCGCTGAAAACAATTTAAAGAATGGCAACGTCAAGTTATCTGATTTATTTAATTTGTCTTCTGGTTGGTATATTCAAGACCGTACCTACGAAGCCATCAAAGAGGCCGAGAAGAGTCAGAGCTACTACGATGCCCAAAAGGCTGCATTGATGATTCAGCAAGACGAGCTTCGCAGTCAGATTTCATCCGAAGAGGACAAAAAAGATACCGATTGGGATAAAGTTCAGGACATGCAGCAGCAAATCAAGGACCTCGAAATGGAGATTCGCTACTTTGCTGAGGAAATGGCCAAAGACCTGTATGGTATCGACTATAAGAGTTGGGCCGCTGGCTTGGCCGATGCTCTCGTTGGCGCCTGGGCATCCGGCGAGAATGCCGTTGATGCCTATAAGAAGAAGGTCAGTGAGATGATTAAGGAAGTAGGTACTAAGGTTATCGCTCAGAAGTACCTCGAACCTCTCCTTCAAAAGAATATGGACGAGTTCATGAAGTACTTTGAGGCCAATGACGGACGCATGGACGAGCGAGGGCTTGCAATTCTTGCCAAAATGTACGATGATGCCGACCAGGCAGCGCGTGTTACTTCTGCCTTCCTCGATGGCGTTGAGCAGATTGCTAACCGCCACGGAGATACCATCAGGGACGATTCCGGCAGTTCTGCTTCATCAAGCATCAAGAATATCACCGAGAGTACTGCAGACCTTCTTGCATCCTATATCAATGCCATC